TCTAGTACCAACTCCTACAGAGTCCCCTAGAATTCCATAGGAGGAATACAGAGTTTCTCCTGAACAATCCATACCCTTCACAAGTGCCTGTTCTAGATTCTCCATCGCAGCCAGGGCCGCCTGTTGATGCGAGCGAAGAGTCACCTTCAATGTATTGGGCGGAACATCCACCAAAGGGGCATCACTGCCTATCCCTCTATTTAATATATCACTCATAAGAGTGAACATACGTAATGAAGATGTTAAATGGGCCATCGTTTCTAAGGTAGCGTAGAATAATATCTTAAGGCGCTTCGTATCAAGCCGTTGCGAAAAATTCACGCAGCGAGGCGTCCTTAATAAAGTCGCGGATTTTCATTTGCGTCTTTTTAACAAGAGGATTATCCGGTTGCTCGCGCATCTTCTTTTTATCAAATGTATTGTCGGTATGACTCATAACTAGCATAACTTTCATAGGATTCAGCTGAATCATTTTATGACGGTAGTTCTCAAGAAACGACTTCTCCTCGGCGTGCGTAACCGTTTCGTCATATAGATGAGACTGCGCATAGGATTGTCTCCATGCCATTGTACCATTTGTGGCATGATTGGGATTATACGGGCCTAGACGATATATAGTCTTAATATCCGTATAATACATATAGATTTCGGATGAACCGGCCAGATCAATCATAGCGTTCTGTTTAAAAGCCGTTACGACTGCCGATACCCGCTCAGGGGGATAATAGTCATCGTCGTCCATAGCTACAATAATATCTCCACAGGCTTCCGTATTGAGTCGGTTTCGTTTGGCGCCAATCGTCCTTTTCTCCGTTTCACGGAGATAGCGAACATTCGGAAATGGAATGTCTTTAAAAAGATCCTCAACGGAGTCCGATCCGTCGTCCAGAATAATCCATTCCATCCGATCTTTCGGATACAGTTGATGCGCGTAGCAGGCTATAAGGTGGGGTATAAATCGGCGACGATTATAGGTGGGTGTAATCACAGAAACAAACGGAAAGTTGGCCGCAAGATGCTTTGATTGAGCAATAGGTTGTATTTTGGTAGGCATGTCTCTATATATAGAGGTATTGGTATGTTTAACCCTACTATTACCGTGTTGTGCCAAAGTTAAGTACTCCCCTTCGGGGAGTACTTTATTTAGCCTACAACACAACTGTTGGCAATTAAGCTCCAGCCAAGTACCCCCAGAGGGGGTACTTAACTTTGGCACTTGCCGGTACCGCCAAGTACCAAAATCCTCATAGAGGATATTTTATCTCGGCACATCACGGTAGACCGGTTAGTATTTCAAACCGGCCCTAAAAATTGAAACTTATTGGTAATGATACCAAAATATACAAATGTCTTCAGTATATGTTGTTATTGAAAATGGAGATCCATATGAAAATGTATATATATCATTCGCTTCCGCGGCACTCGCAGTTAAGGAAAAGCATGCAGAGGAGATTGCCGAGCAAATAAGAGTTTCAAACGGTTACCCCATTTGTTCAGAAATAGATACACCAGAAAAAACTGGTATGACGTATTTGTATGTTGAAAAAGGAATTCACATTTACATTTATAAACTACCTATTGCAGGATAAAATGCCGGATTAAATAGCCTTAAATATATCTCTTACTACATCTGTTACTGCGTAAGAGGTCGCTAATGCCACAAGAGCCATAAAATGACCCAAGGATAAATACCAGAGTGTTTTTTTGCCTGCTACTTGGTACGCAGGAGGATTTTTTGGATCCACTAATACATAGGAAAATACGTCTATAAACGATGATTGCGGCAATACGTGGGTACCCGTCTCTGTAAATATACCTGGGACGGATGTTGTTAACGCCACTGCGGGGTCAATAGCTTTTAGAGCTGCGGAAGCTGTATGGGTTTCTCCAGGATTCGGAATCATTTTTGCCTGTACTAGGGGTGCGACAGCGGCCTTGGCTAGCTGGACTGTTGTCATCGGGGATGGAATTTTTGCCACCACTGTCTTAGCGGCCGTTTGAAGAGACGACAATATCCCCCCTCCTTTTTGCGCGACACTTATACGCGGAATAGCAGGAAATATACTCGCAACCCAGAATGGAGGCTTTATACATCCTCCGAGAATAGAGAATGGGAATCCGAGTGCCCCATATATAAAATAAAATATACGATTTCCAATATATAATTTCTCCGCATCGGCATACATATTGGAAGTAATAATACCCCCAAATAGACAGCATGAAAATAAAAATATACCTAGAAGCGCTGTAAACAGATATTCATAACTCCAAAACTTGAGTCTTCGGAGTATTCTATTTGGATTAAACCCCTGTCCTTCTTCGGCCTCCTTTAATCCATCTAATGTATCAAGTCTATCTTGAAAATCTGTCGGAGTCGCAGGTATTGCGTACGGTGGCGGAGACGACCCTGACGATCCCGATGAGGGTACTGGATAGGTCGGCGGAGAGTCTGCGAGTAGTTTGAGGGCTCCGCTCACATCCGTGAGCAGTGTATCATATTGCGACAATAGCGTCACACTTGTCGTTTTATCTGTATGAACTTCTGCGACTCGTGTAGCAATCTTGCCATAAACATCTGTTGTGCTCTTTACCGCATCTTTATATTGTTCCTGTGTTGCGGTGAACTGTGTTGTGACCAAATCGGATTCAAGTTTGGATCGTCTTGCCTCTAGTGTAGCAGGTGTCATAGTAGACGCCTGCGATAGAAGCTTATTTCCTTGCGTAGAAATATCCTGTAGCTTGAGAAGGGTTGGCGATGTTATACCCGATGTTTTCGCTAGTGTAAGAGCTGTATTGGCTATAGCCACAGTGCTCTGTAACCCCGCTACGGCCTGTGTTTGTTGTGAGGCAACCGCCGCTGCGTCCGAATATGCCGCCGGGTTTGGGGCTCCTATCCCCAGAGTATTCAAAAATGTTGTAGCCGATGACATCTCCTCTATCCTTTTGCCCTCTATTTTTTACCTGAGCAAATCCCGGAAGGATGCGTTCCTATTCAAAGAGTATTCCCTGCCTACTATCAGAAGACCTCCCGCATGATACTTCCCGTCTACATGGCCCGACCCATTTATGGAGGTTGGGTCTCCTTTACCGCGCACCTCTGTCTCAAATATGAACTTCCTCTGTTTAAAATAGGGTCCAGGACAGAAGGAACCGACACAGACCCCAAACTTCGTGACTATGGATATGGCGTTCAATATCAGAATCGCGCTGTAGATGACTTACCCAAAGGGAAGATACTCATTACGGCGATTGATAAGACATATTATGAATATCTAGATAAACTTCCAGATGGAACATTCATTGTTATTCACGATCCTACGGAGGTTAGTGGAAAAGGAAAAGAACCCGTTCTCAGAAATCTTGAGCGATTTCGTGTGATTACGATCCGTGAATCTGTGAAGAAATTCTTAAAGGATAATTTCAATATAAAAAGTCGCTTCATCCTACACCCCTTTTACGAATATCCCTTCACAAAGATAAAGAAACCTTCACGCGCCGTAAGTATTTCTCGCGTGGATTTTGATAAACACACGGATATCCTATTGAAGGCCAATAAATTGCTTGATAATCCCATAGATATTTATGGGGCTATTAACCGGCAGTATGTATTCTTTCAATTAAATAATCTAGGATTCAAGAAATATTACAAAGGAGGGTTTGAAAAGAGCTTCGAAGAACTGGGTAAAATACTGGAAGATGCCAAATATGTAGTGGATATGAGTGTTATAAAGAATGATGGTGGCGGGTCTCAGTATACATTTCTAGAGGCGATTCATGAACAGTGCGCCCTAGTTATCAACAGTAAATGGATTGACAATTCCAAGACAGATTTTGTGGACGGGGAGAATTGTTTTGTAGTGCGGAATGAAGAAGAACTCGCATCGTTGTTGGACAAAGATCCGAACACATCTCGGGTAGTAAAAGGGGCCAATAAACTCTTGGAACCCCATATAAAGGTAAACTGGCTCCGCGAGGTATTGTTGGCCAAATAGATTATAGGGCATACTTGACACCTCCCATACCCGATACGATCTCTAAAAAGTTGATACTCTCTACATAGATTGTTACATCATATGTATAGGTTGTATTCGTTGGAAGGGGATAGACATCCAAATCCACCTGAAACTTTTTGATACGACTCGCATTGATGGATCCTGTTGGTTGTGTAGCCGACTGATAGAGTTGGCAGGAATAGACTGGAAGACCGTCTTGACCAATACCCTTTGTATACCGATAGGCCGAATAGCGCGTAAAGAAATCCGCATTCTTTAGTTCTTGAATCTCGTTGCCATCAAACAGAATACGGATACTGCGGATCATATCCTGTTGCGTGGCGGGGATAATCAGACCTGAAGATCCCGAGCTTTGAAGGGCCGGATCAACTCCAGGAGTCGGCGCAAAGGGTGCGTATGGATATGTAGACCAGTTCGTGAAGTTCGCAAAATCGTTCCGATTTATCGTGTCCGATCTGCGCTGTATGAAAATGAGTCGTGTTATTGGATTGTGTGTCTGTATGTCTTGAAGTTGGCGTGTATATAATCCGGGAAACGGATAGGCCGTTACTTGAGATATCGGATAGGAAAGAGGCCGTGTTGCGAAAATTTGTTCTTCCTCCTTTGGAAGATATACAAATGTTCCCTGTAACCTCGGATTTATAAACCACCCCTCTTGGGATGGAGGTGTAACCCCCACATCTGTATAAAAGTTTCGTATATGACCACTTATATCTGAATATGTTCCGTAGTTCGGTATATTTTGAGGTACACTGTCAAAGGGGGGGACTACCTTGAATTCAGGGTTTACACGATACCCACTGGCATCCAAAATCGTATATAAATGC